ATCATCTGTATCAATACCTCCTGATACTACAAGAGATCCTGTAAATATTTCCCCATATACAACTGGAATAGCAACACCTGCTCTTATCGTATTTTGTATGCCATTAAATGTAAAACTAGCTGGATCGTCAAAAGCCCCACCAAGTTCTTCTGTAGGAGTCAGCATTTGTGCTGCTCCTTGTAATGCTAAATAAATACCCAAATTTCCTGCTGCTGCTAACAAAGCACCTCCACCACTAGTTCCGAAAAGAAAAGCACTTGTACCTTGCCCAAGACCTAATCCTACTGTGGGAGCAAAAACAGCAGCACCAATAAGCACTGTTCCTAATATAAACCTTCCAACTCCTCTTCTTGATCCTGCAACTACTGGCACTATTTTTATTTCTTGCTGACCAACTGGAATGTCCAGTTCAGTCTCACTAATCTCATAATCTCCTATCTTTATACAATAGCTTTGTTCCATAATATG